TCCCGTATTGCCCGTTCCGATTTCCTTGACGTACAGCGTCGTGTTTGCCCCACCAGATGTGCGCGAGTAGAGGCTGCCAGGAGACGCGGTATTTGCGCCTTCCGGGCTTGTTGCTCCTGAAAGCCAAATAGGGCCACCCGTCGCGCCAAGCCCGAGTTGTGGTGCGCGGAAGGTGCCGGTGCCCGCGCCGTAGGTCATGGACAGGGTGCCCCCGGAGCGCGACAACGCAGGCACCGTGGTGTCAGGCCCGAAGAACATCTTCCCGGTGCCATCCCAGAAGCCGACGACGGCGTCCGTGTCGCTGCGGCGCAGTTCGATCAGGCTTTCACCGATCAGACCGCGATATGCGGTAGGCCCAAAGCGACTACCTGAACCCTCAATAAGAATTCCGGCCTTGCGCGTGGATTGATCATCGAGTGGCGTAGTAACAGAGCCAGCGCCCACGAAGTAGCCAGACAGGCGGCCGAGGGGTAGCGTGCCGGTAAGTTGAAGGAAGCTCGCCATCGCGCCGCCAGCGTGGAAGATATCGTCCACGGAGACCTGCTTGATGCTCGACGTGATAATCGGAACGTTCGCCGTGCCCGCAACCAGGTTGTGAAACGTGCCTTTGAAATTGACACTCTTTGCCAAGTTGGAAACGCCAACAACTCCGAGGGGCGCCGTGCTCTGTTCCAGGTAGGTGCCGATGAAATTGATCGAGTATCCGCCCTGGATATCCAACATATAGTTGGTGCCGCCGCTGTATTGGAATACGCAATTTTTGAACGTTATCGAACCCGGCGTTCCCGTGATAAGCAGCGCCTCGGCAGTGCAATTGCTGACGTAAAGCCCATCAAAACCTAAGGCGTTGCCGCCCGTGTCAACATGCAGCCCCTGGTAGTTCTCCCACAACTCGACGTTGTAGAAATTGTTGGACCAGCTATTCACACGGAACGCGGGCCCTGCGCCTACACCAAATATCCGCACGTCTCGCATGAAGCATGATTTGTCAGCGTCCCCTGTCAAACCATCGGACAACCCGCGAAAGTCAACGCCCCGAGTAGTAAGGGGATTTCCTACAAATGAAATGCCTTCGATCCCGCATCGCCGACGATAGACAGCCCCGGACCCGACAGAACTGGCGAACAGGGGTTTGTCATTCGTGTTATTGATGATCACAGATTGGCCGTCTTTGCCATCACCTGATAGCACCTGCCCGTCTACGGCCCACGTCAGGGTGTCAGTGACGTTGGCAATCCCTAACACACGCACTTTTTTGCCTGTGGCGAGAGCCCTTTGGAGCGGGATAGTGTCATCGGTCACTCCGTCCAAAACCGCGCCGAAATCCTTCACGTTGACGAAGTCCCGCATCTTGTCCTGGAACGTGCGGAAGATCGCGCCAATGCCAGCTTGCAGAAACCAGCCGAAGCCGCCGACGACGCCGGCGATAGCCTTGTCCACATAGTCCGTGACGAACGCGAACATGGAGCGCCGGTTGACGGCGTCTTGGTCCGCCGCAGGGTCGGCCAGGTCTTGGATGCGGTTGTTGTTGGCGCGGTAGCTGCCATGGCCGTCCACGTCGTACGGGCCCAGCACCAGGGCGCGCCGAATCCAGCCGAAGGCGCTCTTGATCGCCAGCCACAGGCGGTCGAAATCGAAGTTCACCGTACCGGCGAACAGGTCGCCGTAGTCCTGGTAGTCAATGGCGCGTGCCGCGACAACTGCCAATTCCATCAGGATCGGCGCCCCAGCGGCTGGCGGGGAAGCGAAGGTGACGGATCCGCCCTGCAACTGGCCCAGGCCGCTGACACTGTATTGCGATGGCGGGAGAACCGTGCCCGAGACGGAAACCTGAAGATCCCGGGCCTCCAGGCACAGAAAGTCGAAGGGGAAAACGACCGTGATGCCGTTGCCTACGGCTTCGGTCCGGATGTTCGAATTTTCGGGGACAGTCACGGCAGGGACTCCGGCGCACGCGCCGGCCCTGCCGGCGGCTAGGTTTCGAGGGTGACCTCGTGCACACCCCCTGTTGGGCGCCAATCTTCCCGCCCACCCACGGCCGAAATCTCGGCTTTTTCCCTGACCATGCGGCCAATCCGCACCGGCGCCTGCAACACCGCGCCGGCACCGCTATCCAGGTAGTCGTCGGGCTGGTTGATGATCGAGGGATCCCAGTCCTTCATCTGGTCCCACATCGGGCCGTTCAGCACGTCGACGTGCGCCCACATGACGCCGGATTTCATGGGAGGTTCCAGGCCGTCCAGAATGCGTGGATTCTTCGGCCCGGTGACCTGCACAGCCTTCACGCCACAGTGCAGACCCTGCTGTTTCAGTGCCTGCTGCAGGAGCTGCGGGACGAAAGCGCCGTTCCCGTTCGTCTCGACATAGACGTTCGGAATGTTGAAACGCTCGATCAGCGCGCAGGCCTGCATGACCTGGCCGCCCTCGATCCTGGCGTTGCGGCTGTCGCTGAACTCGGCGAAGTCGCCAACCAGTCCATCGCAGACATGCCAGTACACGTTCCCAGCGGCGTCGTCCAGCATGAGGGAAAAGGCCGACGCGTCGCTGGTCACCTTCCCGAGCGAGCAGTCCCAATAGGCGCGGGCGCTGACGATCTGGACATTGCCCAGCATCATGCGCACACCCTTGTTCGCGCGCTCGACGCGCGGGTGCACGTCGTAGGGGCGGATGAGTTCGGGATCCAAGCGCGACTCCTTGATGGGTTTGGCCTGCAACTGGTACTGGGAATCCCAGTAGTTCAGGGTCCGGGTCTTCTGGCGGCGCAGTTCGATTTCCGGCCGGGTAAATCGTTCTGGCCAGGCGCAGCGCCCGTAGATGTCCAGCACCGCGCGCGGCGGCGCGGCGAAGATGATGCAGCCGCTCTCGAACCGATAGTCCTTCCCTTCGACCAGCAACCGCGCGTGCTTATGGACGCCCACCATGATGTACAACCCGTCTGGCCCCGGCTTGAACGGCACGCGGTAGGACGTGGCCCTGTCCGTATCTTCGTAGCGGATGGAGTCTTCGAACAGGGGAATGGTCAGCGACGCCGCGCCGGCGGCAATCATTTCCGGGTAGATGGAGTCGTGCGTGTGCGGCGTGCCGATGTAGGTTTCCTGGCCGCCGGGCACCAGGATGAAGGTCGCCTCCTGGATCTTGGCGCGCAGGTTCTCCCGCGCCTCGGCCGTCCGGATGTTCTTCGGGACCTCGACGTCGTCATAGTCGATGTCCCGGGCCCGGGCGCTGGTGACGTTCTGGTTCACACCCACCGCGGTCATGCTGGCGTTGCGCGGATCGATGGCGCCCGACACCCAGAACATCTGCGAACCGGGCTTGGTGGGCAGCATGCCGCCGCACAGCGGGTGCCTGCGCAGCACGTTGATAGTGTCCCGGGTCAGCTTCTTGGCCAGCGGCCCGTCGGCCGCCCAGATCAGGGATACCCAGGTGCCATCGCAGTATAGCTGCCAGGCCTTATATACGGCGTACAGGGTCGACTTCGCCGCGCCGCGGAACACCTGCAGCACGCGCATGGGGTCGCGGCAATGCTCCAGCCAGTCGCAGATCCGGACGTGCAGGTCCGGCACAGTCCAGCCCTGGACCTTCGCCCACATCAGGAAGAAGGCCAGGAAGGAAATCTTCTTTTTCATCGGGCCGCGCCGGCCGCCTTCCTGGCTTGTGCCAGCACGCGTTCGGCCTCTTTCTCGGCCTTGCGGATTTCCGCGTCCAGGCCGCCTTCATCCGCGCCCGGCGCGTCCGGCGTCACCTCGACGCCGCCGCCGTCGCCCGCCGTCTGGCGCTGGACCAGGCCGATCAGGCTGGCGTTGCGCGTGAGGACCGATTGCGTCGCGGCTACGTTCTTCTTGCACCAGTACCGATCCCCACGCGTCTGCTGGTCCATGGCGCCAGGCGCGAGGCCGGAGCCCGGCCACAGTTCCGGGTCCATTTCCTGCAGCAGCACGTCCACCAGCTTTTCCTGCAGCGCAATCAGGCGCTCGAATTGGTCTTGCCTCATCATCGACTCCACAGGCGGGAAAGATCGGGCCCACGCTCCGGCAGTCCAGGCCCCAGTTGCCACCAGTAATCCTGGTCATGCTGCCGCGCGGCGCGGCGTTCCACTCGGCTCAAGTATCCCGGGCTGAGGTTTTCTTGCAAGGCGTGGAAGAAGGTGTGATCGATGGCGCCGGACAGCCACCAGAGATTCTGGTACGGCAGCGTCCCGCGCACAGTCCGCGCCGCGCCGGCGCCCAGGTTCAAGTCGTCGCCGCTGGCCGCGCGCCAGGCGTTCTCCACGCCCAGGCCCACGACGTCGAACAGGGTGCCCGCCGTCGGGCCCAGCGCAGTGCTACCCGCCATCCCTGCAAACCCTCCGGGATCCTCGCGCGGATCCTGGAATAGCAGATCACCGAGGATCGACGCCCCGCCTCCCTGTAAAAAGGCTTCGGTCCAGAATCTTCCGCTGTTGATTGCCAGTGGGTCGCGCCCCGACAGCATTTCCTTAATCTGGAACGCGATGCCGCCAGCAATGGTGGTGCCCACCAGCATTGCGCCGGTATAAGCCAAGCGGTTGGCCGCCGCCGGCGCGCCGTCCACCCCACGAGGCGTGTCGATCATTCGGCGCCAGTGCCGCGAAATCATAGCGAGAGGAAAACTCTTGAACTGCATGACGGACCGCGCAAGCTCACCGCGCTTGGTGCCAGCCTGCAGCCCCCCCCAGGTCTGTGCGCCACGAGTCGCAAGATCAGGATTTATCACCGCATATTCCGACTCGTCCCGGATCAGGCCCAGCACCTTTGACACCAGTTGCGGTGCATTGTCCACGCCCGTGGCCATGATCGCCTCTGGCGTCAGGTATTGCTGCCCGCGGTACTCGGTCGGCTGCACGCGGCTTATCACCGCCCAATCATCTCCAGTGATCCCCTTGCGCGCCAGGTGCGTGCGGTCCCATTCCGTCAGCGCACCCCAGTCCTTTCCGGCCATCTTGCCCAGGCCGCCCATCATGGTCATCTGGAAGGCGCGGCGCATGCTGTCGGTCCAGGCGTTCATGAAGGAAAGCTTCATAACGCTGTTCGCGACCTTGCCGGACCAGTTGTTTCGGATGTGGTCGCCCGAAAACCGGTTCAAGTCGGAAACCAGCGATTCGGCGATCAGCCCATGCGCGCTCAGGAATTCGCGCGTCTCACCGCTGAACTGGCCGCCGATGTTCTTGAGCGCCTGCCAGTAGGGAAGCTTGTTGTAGCCCGCCGTCACCAGGTAGGTCGGGATGTCTGAAATGGACGCCCAGACGGCTCGGCCCAGCTTGGACGCGACGTTCAGATTGCGAACGTCGGCCGCGACGCGCGCCAGATTGGCATTCTGCGCATTACCGGCCGTTCCCATTATCAGGTCGAAATATACCTGGGGAGAACTTCCAAACGAGTTCCGTATGCCGCCATCTTGAATCTCGGCAATGTCAGCCTGCACCTGAAACTGGTGGGTCGGGTTGGGCCCGTAGCGCTCGACCAGACCGATATCGCGCGCCAAACCAGAAATGTGGCCAGTCATGGCATCGTACATGCTGCCGTGGCCGAATTCTCCCATGTACTCGACATATGCCCGACCATCTCGGAAGTGCAACTGCCGCGCATCGCTACCACGGTTTGCTCGCGATCCATTCCCCTGGAAGCGTCCGGGCTCCAACTTGTTCAGTCCGCCGGACGAAAGCGTCTCCCAGGCAGAGCGAAGGAACGCCGCCATTTCCGCATCATCCATCTGTCGGCCATCGGGACGCACATAGCGGCTGCGATCCAGCAGCGGCATGGTCCGCTGCACCCAGGCGTCCTGACCGGCGCCCAGCACGCGTCCCTGGTCGCTGCCCTGCGGAACGTAACCATATTCGAGCTGGCCGATGTCGCCGCCAGCGTTGTTGAAGCGCTGGCGCATCGTGTCGATGGTGGTGCCCCATGCTCGGGCCGCCTCCACCGCCAGCCGATTGCCGGTGCCGCCTTCGCCGCGGGCGAATATCTCGGTTGCCAGGTCGCGGGTCATCTGGGGGTTCTCGACATCGAACAGAAACAGCAGGGCGCGGCGCCCGGCCGATACACCGTCCGTCGACGCCGCGGCATCGAAGAGGCTGCGCAATTGGGACCAGTATTGGTCCTTCACCCCTTTGATGTAGGCATCGGTCTGCTCCATGTGGCGCACCAGCGCGCGTGATCGGCTGTCGCCGAATAGCTCCTGGATGCGGCCAATCTCGCTCTCCACATCCGCCCGCTTCACGAGCTGGAGCTGCTGGCGCTGCAACTTCAGCCGAGCGTCGGCCCGGGCATCCTGCAGCGCGCGCTCGGCGCCCGCGAGGATGCGCTGCTCCGGCGTCAGCGCCAGCCACGCGGCGCGGTCCTGGCGGGCCAGCATCTGCATGGTGCCGGTAATCCGGTCATCGATGGACTTGATCTCGGCCTGGCTGAGGGTGCGGCCGGCGGCCGCGTTCACCTGGGCAATACATTTCGGCAGCATGGGGGCTCCTTAAGCGGCGCTCACGGCGCAGTTGGCTGCCACGGCCAGCAGATCGGCGTCGGCGTCGTCGCGCGCCAGTTGCTCGTTCAGTCGGCGGATGGCTTCGGAGAGAGGGATATCCTCGGCATCGCCGTCCATACGGACGGGCATATCCGGCTGGGTGGCCTCCAGATCGGCGAGGCGGCCCGATACATAGGCCTCGTTCGTAGCCTCGGCCGTGGCGGCGGCCATCTTGGCCGGCGGCGCGATGGGGTCGATGTCGGCGCGCGCGGCGGCAGGCGTGACCAGGTCCGTGCCGTGGGCAACGGCCTGGGCGCCCGGTACCGCGCCGCCAGCTTCCGCCCGGACAGCAGGCGCAGCACGGCCGCGCTCGGGGATCTGGAACGGCGCCTCGCCAGCGCGTGCCGCCTCGCGCACCCCGGCGGCAACCGGCGTCATCGCGGTGGCCGGAGCATCGATGGCCGCGCGCTCGGCCTTCATCTGCTGGATGCGCTCGTCCAGCACCGCCAGCGCCTGGCGCGCGGCCATGGCTTCGGCGTTGGTATCGATCTGGGCCTCCAGCGCGGCGATGCGCGCATCCGTTTCTTCCGCCTGGGCGTCCAGCTCCTTGCGCGCCCGGTTCAGCGCCGCGCGGGCGCCGGTGCGCGGCTCGGCGGCGCGGATCTGATCCGCCAGCGCGCGGACCTCGACATCGTCCGCCGATGAGCGACGGCCCTGCGCCAAGGCCTGGATCTCCGTGCGCAGCGCGCGGATGGCCCCTGGGTCGGCCAGAGCCTCCGCCTGCGGCAGCAATTCCGCCCGCGCTACCTCCGACCGCGCCACCATGGTTTCCAGCGCGCGGGCCGCGTAGGCGTCCTTCATGGGGAACTGGTCGGCCACGTAGACCGGCAGGCCGTCGGCCATCTGCGCTGAGGCGCGCATCACCGACATCATGGCGTCGTTGGCCGCGCGGATGTCGCCGGCATCGGCCAGGTTCCAGGAGTCCACGACTTCGCGCACGCGCTGCACGCGGGCGGCGTCGACCAGTTCCTGCGCCGCCGGGCCGCGCGGCGCTTCCGCTGTTTCGGCGGCCTGCGCCGGCGCCGCCTGCCCTTCCCTGGCTGCCGCCCGCGCGCGCCCGCGCAACGCCCAGGCGCCGAACGCCGCCGGCACCAGCGTGGATACGGCCAGGCCCACGGGGTCGAAGGGGTCGTACTGGTCGGCCAGATTGCTGTAGTCGGCGTTGTTCAGGATGTCGCGCGTCATCTGCTGCTGGGCGATGAATAGGCCCGGGCCGCCCGCGGCCGCATAACCCAGCGTGCCCCGAACGGTCTGCCCGGCCACTGGGAGCGCCACGCCCACGCCGGTCGTCAGGCCGGTCACGGCGCCGACGCCTGCCCGGGTGGCCAGGTCGACGCCCTGCCGGCGCAGCTCGTCGGAGGCGGCGACACCCTCATCTGCGCCGGTCAGCATCGCGCCCGTGAGCGGGTTGCCGGTGGCCACGGTGTAGCCCACCGCCTTGGTCACCGTCTTGGCGAACCCGAACACCATCTGCTCGGCCGCGCTGGCCGTCTGCGGATTCGGGCCCAGCCATCGGCTTGCGGCGCGCAAGGTGTCGCCGGTATCGCTGCTGAAGGCCGTGCCCTCGTCCAAGCTACGGCGCGCGGCAGCGGTGCCCTGCTCGCGCCAGGCGCGCTGCTCATCCGTCTCGGCAAACGGCAGCACCCCGGTGGTGCCGCTGGCCGCCATGGTGGCACCGAAGGCACCGACGGTGTCGGACAGGAAGGCGCC